TTGCATGTATTCAGATGGATTCTTTTGAAAAATTACATCACGAACATCTGTAGTGATAACATATCGATAGTCAGAATTCTGTTTGAGATAATCATAGATGTATAAGAACCTCAACATGTGAATCATCATCTTATGTTCATTCTTTACTCGAACAACTGTGACACCAGCATCCTGAATTTGCTTTATTGTAATTTCGTCTGAATCAACAGCAACTAAAACTACATCACCATCAAAGCCGGATTCCTTTATTGATAGAATCCAGGGCTTTAATATTTCATATTTGTAATTAGTGTATACACCAATGATTAAGTCTTTTTCCGCCATGGGTATTCTCCATTCATTCTTTGTTTCATCGCTTCATTTCCTTTCATAAAGAAAACATCTTGTACCGAATCTGCTCGACTGGCTACTCTGTAGTTTACAGTATACTCACCATTCGTGTCAAATTTTGGTAAATTTTGCATCATAAATGGAGATAAAATTCTATCAACTTCTGGTTGCTCCTGTGGGTGCCTTGCACGGCGATACCAGTAAGGAGAGAAATGAATTGCCGCCATCTTCGGAATCATAAAGCAATTCACATCAATAAAATTGTCATCCAATATAGATTCCCATTTACCAAGAGATTCACAATCATCGTTACATATGTATGTGCCTTCCTGAGATACAATTTTCCTCAGAGAATATGCCCAATCGTTTCCTTGTTGAATAACGTCAACAAGCGATTCGATATGATTGTCTTCATACCAATTGTCCTGGTCAAGGAAACAAATATACTCACCGTTAGCAATATAAGACATTGCACCATAAATTCGGTGTCCGTTATATTGACTGTGACCTGTATTGTAAGGCAATTGAATCAGTAGGGCCTGTGAGCCTTCTAACATACCTTGTGTAGCTTTAGAATATTGTGGACCATCGGCTACCACAATATGTTCTATATTCGAATAAGTCTGATTGTTTACAGATTTCAATACATTATATAATTGATGACTACCTGTTGTTGGGGTAATCACCGTCACCAGTGGTTTCATAATTTAACTCCTTGTTACTTTCAATATCTTTTGTATTTGTGCTTCAATTACAGGCCCACGATTTGGCCACTTAATGATTGGTTGATCCGCAGTTTTGAGTAGTTTCATCAAAAAAGGAATAATAAGTTTTTCAGCTTCGGCTAGTCTAGCCTTATATTGTTCTACAGTATCTTGTTTTTGTGAAATGAGAGAATTATATTCTTCTTCATCGGTAGCGGTGAAGCCGAAATCAAAATCATCGTCATACTCACTGAGTATTTTTTGTGTGTCTTTGTCTAGTGGCATATTTCTATATTATTTTAAATCTATTCGAAATGCAAGCCCTGTAATTCCGGACCTAGATTTTCCTCGAATATCAAACTTTACTTTATTTTTTATTGAATCCACGTATCGACCATCTATTTCATAAAATCCCTTTGGACTTAATATACTATCCGCTACTGCTCCAGGATATTTTTTTAATGACAGTTCACCTGTCATAGATTCATATAATAATGCTGTAGTGAAATCTACATCATCATCAATAAACTTTAGTAATGATTCCATTAGCCGTGCCTTATTATTTGCTAACCAGTATTCGTAGTTCTTATCTTTAATGATTTTACCTTCTTTAATAAATTCGGAAATTACCTTTGGAGAGGCCTCTTGTTTAATTCTAGGTAAATTACTTTCTGACAATAATCGGGTAGGCATTGTTCTCAATTCTGTTATAATTGATTCCAACACTTTACTTTTTGTTCGATTAGGAATATGCTTGGCTGCGGCTTCAAAAAGTTCAGCAGTAGATGCTCCCTGACCTGAGGCCAATTGAACTGGACCGGCCATCTTAATAGAAGTTGTGTGCAATTTATTACCTATCTTAAAAACAACATCAGTCTTTGGTTCAGGATTAGCTGAGATAGATCCAAGCGGACTTGTTCTGTCATCCGAGTGCCAAGCCTCAACAGTATTTCTTCCTGCAAAAGTCATAACATGAGATACACATTGGTCAGCCTGCTTTAAGATTTTGTCAGAATAATTTCTACTAAACTTGGTTATTTTGTTATTCCTAATTTGTATCTTTTCTACAATACAAAATTCCAAATCTACACCTTCTGATGCGGCCATAATACACTCCCTCAAAAGGAAGTATTTATACTTTAAATCCTCCGAAATCTTTCTTCTTGAAGTTGCCATTCTGTTGAGGTTTTGCAACTGGATTGTGTCCAGCATCAGCTAGACCAGATTGTGCATCCTGTTCCACATCATACAGTTTCATCTTAGACCTGTCAACACCGAGAACGAATCTTTTGAATTTTGATGGATCAGAATATCTATTCTTCAACTGTTTCACCATAATCTGACCGAGTGCTTCAAGTTCTTCTGAAGAAATGAGAGCAAACATCAAGTCTGCGGTTGCTGGCAAACCAAAACTTTCACTTGTATCTTCGAGTCCGGGGTCGGATGAAGTAAAACCGGACCGTGTTGTTTGTGTAGCAGATACAATTGGGACTCCGAATTCAACGGCAAGTCCTCGCAATTCTTCTGCAATGGATTTAACATAAGTGTAGGAGTTGATGTTTGCACCTGCCTTAATCCTAGATGAACAACAAATATTAAGATAATCAATGAAGATAATATCAGGTACAAAAGATTTTTTAAGGTTAAGTTCATTTAACAAGGTTCTAAAATGTGTTGCTGAAGCAGATGCTGTTGGATATTCTTTAATAATTAATTTACCTGTGGTCATCTCTTTGACACGCTTAACCTTTTTATCGTACAGGTCTTTAGGAAGTTGAATCAAATCATCAATAGAAACGTTCAGTAAGTTTGCATCAATACGTTCTGCAATCTTTTCTTCTGCCATTTCCATTGTGATATACAATACGTTCTTACCTTGTGACATAGCACCAGCGGCGACATGACACATAAAAAGAGATTTACCGACACCAGTGCCAGCCAAGGCGATATTAAGGGTTTTCTTAGGTAGACCACCCTTCGTGATTTTGTTGAAGTAGTCAAGGTCGAACGGAATTCGTTCTTCTGTTCTGTGGTAGAATTCATAACGACCATCGGAATCTTCCAAATAATCGTGACCAACCGAGTTATCGAAACTTACTGCAAGTGCATCGGATAGAATTTTAGGAATTACACCTTTGTCATTGGTCTTATCTTTACCATCAAGTATGGAAATGGAATTTAAGACTGCATTATAAATGGCTTTTTCCTGGCAGAACTTTTCAGTTTTGTCGATGAGCCAACTGTTATCAGTTTTTTGTTCCGTCTTTGAAGATTGTTCAATTTCTTGTAGATAAGTTTCGCACTTCTCCACTTCTTCATTTGTGAGATTACGCCTCTCTTTGATGGCCAATGTAATCGCTTCAACTGATGGTGTACTATTGTAAGCATTTGTAAACGATAAGATTTCGTCATAAATTACCTTTTCACTTCTATCTGTGAAATATTCATCTTTGAGGAAGGGCAAAGCCTTCCGCAAATAGTCTTCATTTTGTATCAGGTTCCTCAGAATAGTCTGTTCCAACTTCATCAATAATTCCTTTATCTATATTCTGTGACATGATACTAACCAAAATATCACCAATGTGATTCTTGAAATTCATGTCAGTTTCAAGTTCTTCTTTTTGTAACGGAGACTCTAATACATTATACATGAATTGAAGATAGATGGCACCATCTTTCTCCTCCTCAAATTTCACTTTACCATATTGATAAACGGTATCAATGTATTTTCCCGACAGCAGTTTGATGCCGACTGTAGTTTCTTCCGATTCGGGAATTACATAGTTAAAATCAACACCTTCTTTATACTGGTTCATCTTCTACCTCAATTTCTTTTTGAATGATTTCTCCTGCCGCAACACGGTATTTGTTCTCAATGAACTGTTGGAAGGATTGTGTTTTTAGAATTGGTGCCCAAAAGTCTTTAGTGTCCGTATCTTTGATACGATACTTCTTTTCTTCTACTTCGCCGGTGGATACATCCACTTTGCTATACCACCCGTTTGAGGGTTTGATGACATGTCCGGATTCCAGCGCAATATCAAGTAAGCCTGACCAACGGCTAATGCCACCGTCAAAAGATACAGACACAGGGATTTTAGATTTTTCTTTAACATATCTACTCTTTTCTACGTTAATAATAAAATTATAACCGACAACCTCAGTGCCTTCTTTTTCTTGCTGACGACCAATGTTATAGATGTTATCGGCAGAATAGTAAGAACCTGTGCCACCACCAACAATATCCTTTGGATACAAACCAAGTTCTTTGTATGTGTGATTCACAACAACCATCGGAATATCTTTGAGCGACAAGTGTGGAGTTACCATACGGAACAAAGACTTCACTTGTTTTGCACGTGACATATCAGCAACAGATTTACCTTCAAGTGCATCGTCAACTTCTTTCTTTGATGCAAGATTACCAATTGAATCAATGATGATAATCAGTTTGTCTGTTCTCTCAAGATTGGTTAACTGTTGCATGATATCAAACTTCAATTGTTCAATGTCAGTAAGTGGTGTATGGAGAACACGATTGGTGTCAATACCAAAACTATCAAAATAACTCTGCGGAGTACCAAATTCAGAATCATAAAAAAGAAGTGCGGCATCGGGGTATTTGTCCAAGTAAGATTTGGCCATCAATAGTGAGAATGCAGTCTTAAAGTGTTTTGATGGGCCGGCCCACATTGTAAGACCTGGTGTTAAACCACCATCCAATTTACCAGACAATG